GAAAGCTCTTGGCTACAAGGACACGGTTAATGCACTTAAACAGCATTGCCGTGGGGTGGTAAAACACCACCTCACAGATTCTCTCGGCAGGAATCAGGAAGCGAGTTTCATAACAGAGGGAGATTTGTACCGCTTGATTATGAAGTCGAAACTTCCATCGGCAGAGAAATTCGAATCATGGGTTATGGATGAAGTTCTTCCGACAATCAGAAAGACAGGCTCATACCAGAAGCCACTGACGACAGTTGAACAGATACAGGTTATTGCGACAGGATTCTTAGATCACGAAGAACGGCTTAACAGACTTGAAAATACCATGACTATTGACTACGCACAGCAGGAATCTATTAGAGACTTAGTGTCAAGTGTCGTAATTGCTCACCTTGGTGGGAAAGAGTCAAATGCTTACAAGGAAATTGGTAAGAAAGTATTTGCTGAATGTAACAGGGATATAAAGACTTACTTCGCAGTAAATGCCCGTAATAACATCCCTAAGCTGAGATTTGAAGAATCTATGGAATATGTCAGAAATTGGCATCCATGCACCAATACAATAATGATGATACGTGACTGTAACGCTCAAATGAGTATCAGTTAGAAAAGAGGTTTGTATGAGTGCAGTTGATAATTACGTAGAACAGAATGCGCAGGTTCATCAGTTTGCTGAAGAAGTCGCGAGAATCATTTCCGGTATCCCACAGATGCCAGAGTTCTCATCAGAGAACATGACGGTAGCCGATGCAAGTCAACTGATCGGACTTCCTGCAACATCAATCCGAGCAGGAATTGTGTACGGATGGTTGCCGATCGGGACAGCAATCCAGAATAACAAGCCAGCAAAAAGCCTTTCCGGTGGCCGAATCACATACATCATAAGCCCTAGGAAAGTCTATGAAGTGACTGGTCATGTCTGGAAAGGCAAGGCTGCTCTTAATAAGTAGGTGCCCCGGAGGGAGCTGAAACCTCCACCCCGGAGCTTGCATCTACTAAGCACGATTTAGTAGATACAGGTTAATTATAAGCCTCTATCTGCTAATTGTAAAGACAAATAAGGAGAAATTAGCACGATATGAGTGAAATTAAAAACGAAAATCAGCCAACATGGGCTGACATCGAAGTAGCACTTGCTACTGAGATTGTCGAGGAAAGCAAGAAAAAGTCAAAAAGATGGTTTACTGCATGGATTGTGACAGCAGCTGCACTGGTAGCGAGCAACCTTGCGTGGATCATAGGGGGTATCAGTGAATAATCTGAAAAACATCATTTGTGCCGCACTGATCGGGAGCTTTTCCACATTCCTACCCTTCTGGCAGTGGGGCGGACCGGGCAGACAGCTTTTTGCGGCGGCAATGACCACGATGATCGTATATGGAATTCTCTGGGATATTGATACGCCAGAGAGAAAGGAGAATGGGAATGTTTGAGAAAGAAATCGATGAGATTTATAAACTCTGTAAAAGAGTCGTGAATGAAGTTCCGACAGCAAATGCCTCGTTCAATTATTCAATTTATGGCATGAGCGTATGTGGACTTAGAAGAAAGGAAGATGTTAGTCTTCCCGAAGGAAAATTTAAATGGGATTTGTATCAGAGTGTATCTTTTGATCCGTTTTACGAAAAAGAAAGTCGTGAACGTCTCAATAAAATCAAAGCTTTCTTGCTGGAACTTCTGATAGATGGGGGGTGCCCGTTAAATGCTGAATCAGACAGAGCTGAAGCTCCTGCCGACAATGGAGCTGACAGCGACAGTGAACGAACTTCTGGAGGAGCTGAGCAGACGGAAGCAGTACATTCTTGACTGGGAAAATCCGGACATGTATCTGAATCATCTTGAGTATCATTGCGCTGGTGGAATCTTTCCAAGCGGCGAGCAGAATCCGGCGAGAGGAGATGGATCTGACAATGTTTACTGTTTCTTTAGCGAGGTGAGAAAAGATGCAGGAGAGAATTGATGAAATCCTTGCTCTGATAGACGAGCAGCTTTCCCTTGTAGCTGATAACTACATCGAGAGTTCGTACAAGGCGAGGACATTAGCGAGCTACGTACAGGCTCTAAATGGGCTTTTAACGGCTCAGAAATCATACAAGGAGGAATAGCAATGGCAACACCAGTATTAATTATTGGAAAATCTGGTTCCGGCAAGAGTACCAGTCTTAGAAACTGCCAGAATGAACACTGGAACCTTATTAGAGTATTAAATAAGCCACTTCCGTTTAAAGGCAAGATTGACGGATGGTTTACAGATGATTACCAGCAGGTAATGAAGTGCCTGATCGCATCAAAAGCGGAGTCAATCGTAATTGATGATGCAGGTTATCTTATTACGAATCATTTCATGAAGGGACACGCTTCTGCTGGAAAAGGCAATGCAGTGTTCGCTCTGTACAATGATATCGGAGACTATTTCTGGAATCTTATCCAGTTCATTGTAACAAAAGTACCGCAGAATAAAATTGTTTACCTCATGATGCATGAAGAAAAAGACGATTCCGGGGAAGTAAAACCTAAGACAATTGGTAAGCTTCTGGACGAAAAAGTTTGCATCGAGGGTATGTTTACCATCGTTCTTCGCTGCATCGAAGAGAGCGGGAAACACTTATTTGTCACCCAGTCCAGTCAGGGAGCAGTAAGCAAGTCCCCGATCGGGATGTTTGACACGTTGACTATTGATAACGACCTTGCAGAAGTTGACAAGGTTATCAGAGATTATTATGAATTAGGAGGAACAGGCAATGCAGAAACCAAATAATTACGATACTACACAGGCAGCAGGAGAATTTGAACCAATTAAGCTTGGTGGTCATAAGATGGTAATTAAGCAGGTATCAGAGAAAAAATCCCAGGGTGGACTTGATATGCTTGTTATCTTGTTTGATTTCGCAGAAGGAGACGAACAGGCGGGTTATTTTATGAAGCAGTTTGAAAATGACATTCGTCCAGACAAGAAATATCCGAACGCCGGCACTAACTATATGGTCATTGACGAGAGTGTAGATTATGGCGTCCGTAACCTTAAAACATTTATCACATGCGTAGAAAAGTCAAATCCGGGATTTGCCGTTAAGTGGGGCGATAATTTCGGGCAGCAGTTTAAGGGAAAACTGATCGGCGGCATCTTCCGTCTGGAGAGAGACTGGTACGACAATAAAGAAGTGAAACGTCACAAGCTTGCATGGTTCCGCAGTATTGAAGGAATTAAGGATGTAGATATCCCAGAAGAGCGCGCCACGAGAGCCTATGACGATCATCTGAAAGAAGAAGCTATCATGGGAGCGAATCCGGTAGGTACGGACTTTATGAGTATTCCAGACAGCGTACAGGAAGAACTTCCGTTCAATTAAAAGGATGTGTTTTTAATGGTTATACAAGTGGACACAAGGGAACATAAATCAGAATGGGAACGGATTCAGAGTCAGTTTGATAACATTGGAGTGCAGTATTTTCGCTCGAAATTGTATTGTGGTGATTATCAATCATTAGACAATGCAAAGCTCTGTATTGATCGTAAAAAGGATTTACAGGAGTTATGTGGAAATGTCTGCCAGCAGCACGAAAGGTTCAAAGCGGAGCTGATTAGGGCACGTGAAGCAGGCATACAGTTAATTATCCTATGTGAGCATGGACCAGATATTAAATCAGTTGGCGATGTATATTTCTGGGAGAATCCCCGAAAACACAAAGTCATCTGGAAGACGGTAAACGGTAAGAAAGTAAAGACTGTAATTTCTGATAAGGCTGTTGATGGCTGCCAGTTATATAAATCTCTATGCACGATCAGAGATAAATACGGTGTTCGATTTGAATTCTGTACAAAAGAAGAGACTGGACGGCGAATCGTGGAGTTGCTGACATGACGAAAGAAGAAATTAAGCAGCAGAACAGTATGAGAGATGTCCTGAATAGATATGGCATGGTTCCAAACAGAGCCGGCTTTATACAGTGCCCCTTTCATAGCGGCGACCGTACTGCATCTATGAAGATCTACAAAGACAGCTATTATTGTTTCGGTTGTGGTGCAACAGGTGACATATTTACATTCGTTCAGAACATGGATAATTGCGATTTTAAGACAGCTTTTACCATACTTGGAGGAACTTACCAGAAACCAGATTTCTCTTCCAGAATGGCAATATATCACCACCAGAAACAGATGGAAATGAAACGCAAAGAGGAGCAGAAAAAAAAGGCTGAATTGGATGAATGCTTGTCTGATATTGACTTCTATCGGGCGGAAATCGAGAGATGGAGTCCTCTTTCTGACAGATGGTGCGAAGCGTGGAATAAGCTGCAACTTGCTTTGTACCACCATGGATTCATAACAGGACTGGAAGAAGGTGATTAAAAGTGGAAATGATAAACAAGCTCACGAAGGATTCTATTCTGGAC